CAAAGTTCCTCAAGGCCCAACAATTCATTGACTACTACGAGTCAAAAGGCTGGGTTGTGGGCAAGGCTCCGATGAAGTGCTGGAAGTCAGCCATCCGCACTTGGCAAGCCAGAGACAAGCAAACCACCAAACCACAAACCTCCGACCAGTTCGGAATCTAACCAGAACCATGACCACAGAACCAACCATCCCATCCGCCCACACTTCCGAGAAGGCCGTCATCTCGTCCGTCCTCAAGGACGCAAACCTGCTCAAGCGTGCAGCCGCAGACGGCATCACCGCAGATTCATTCCACCACCCAGACACTAGGACACTCTGGGAAGCCTGCCGCGAGCTTCCAGCCAGCGACAATAACCAGTACGACCTTATCTCGCTCATCCAGCACCTAAACGAGGCTGGAAAGCTTGATCGTATCGGCGGCCCCGGTCAGGTGGTCGAGTGCTACAATTACGCACCCACACCCGCAGGCTGGACGCAGTGGGTCTCGACGCTCAAGGAATTTCAAGCACGCAGGCTTGCCCAGCAGGCCGCAAGGCAGATTGCCGATGCCGAGGATGCCACTAGTGCTATCGACTCGTTCCGTACCACGCTACAGAGCCTCCAGCAGGTGGTCAGCGGCAAGCAGAGATCAATCGACGCAGAGAAGGCATCCAAGCAGTTCATCACCAACATGCTCAAGGACTACAATTCGGGTGGGTTGCCCGGCATGTCCACGGGCATAGCCGAGTTGGACGAGATCTGCGGCGGCATGCGACCGGGTGAGTTCTGGGTCATTGCCGGCAAGCCAAGCCGAGGCAAGTCTGTCTTGATGCTCCAGATCGCCAGCAAGTTCATCGCAGACCAAAGACCCGTGGCAATCCACAGCTTGGAGATGATGACGCATGAGGTTATCGGCAGACTCATCTCGACCATGACTCACACAAACTACGGGTCGATCACGCAGCCGCGCACAGCAGCCAAGCACGAACTTCAGAAGATCCAGACAGGTGTTGAGCAGATATCCGCGGCTCCCCTGTGGATCGATTCCAGCAGCAACCAAAGCATAGACAGCATCGCTGCCGAGGCTGAACGCATCAGAGACCTGCATGGCTCCCTCGACCTTGTGGTGGTCGATTACCTCCAACTCATCCGAGGCTCACGCTCCAGCAGGGAGTCACGGGAAGAGGAAGTCGCTAGAGTCTCTGGTGGACTCAAACAGCTAGCCAAGCACCTCCAATGCCCGGTCATCAGCGCAAGCCAACTCAACGACAACAATCAGGTGCGAGAGTCTAGGGCTATCGAGCAGGATGCTGACGCGCTGCTGTTCCTAGCTGACGATGGAATCAAGATAGGCAAGCTACGCAACGGCAGGCGCGATGTAGTCCTTCCCCTGCGTCTAAATGGTCAGTATCAGGAGTTTGTCTAACTATCCAGCCAACATCTTCCACCAAACCGCGCCAGATACCCTCTAGATTGCCCCAGAATCGCTCACACAGCGTCTGGGGCTTTCTTGTGGGTGCTGACTCCATATGATAGGGTCAAGAGCGTACAGGGCATTCTGGTGCGAAGTAGGGATTGGGGATTGGAATCAAGGGGATTGAGGGCTGGAAATCGTTCCCACTTTCCGCAACAGAATCGTAAACACGCACGCGAGGGTTGATCGCGGCACTACATATTGTGTCCACCCTGCAACTTAACACGGCAGCACGAACAGATTCCACACCCAATCCTGTGGAACACCGATAGATGCTGGGGAATCCCGTGGAACAGGACTCCGCATTATACACATTGTTACAAGTACTGGGGGAGGGGGGGTCGATTTTTCCGACGACGAAAAAAAGGGGGAGCGGTTTTAGTCCCCCTCAAAAATTCTCCAAAGGGGGACTACACGCGACACTACCCCCTATAACGCAGCACGAAGCCGACATTCCCGTACTAGCGCATTTCCGCTCACAAGCCCCAAGTCCCCACCCGATGTTCCCGCATGGGAACTTGCCAAGTTAGCGTTCCCCCTGCAATTTGCATTTACCACCCCGCGCCTCTGCAAGAGCAATTAGTCCTCGGCAAGCGAACCTGTGGGTGGTTCTTTTTTGGCTCCTGCGGTTGGGATCGAACCAACGACCTAGCGATTAACAGTCGCTTGCTCTGCCTCTGAGCTACACAGGATAAAAAGCAACCCCCCTTGGTGCGCATCGTAGAGAGGCGTGGGAGGTGTTGTTGGCTGGATGCTATTGGTTGACTAGCACCCTGTCAACCCCACAAGTTCCCCCTTGACGCATTCGGATTCCCTCCGCATTTGAGAAGCATGCCCGACATGGTGTTGGGTTGATACTTTATTACGATTATGCCTAGAGGCGATTCATACGATCTTCAAGGTCAAGGCGGCGGACAAGTGTACTCTGGTACGGATGCGGCTGTTGGCCCATTCCGTTGGGTTCAGACTGTTGGTGACACTAATTTTTCTGTGTTTACCGCGCCAAACATCACGAATGCTAACGCGAAGTTGACTGGTGTCTCTATCCCTGCGGGTATTGGCATTGGTGGCAACATCACTGGCTTTACGCTTGCTTCTGGGGTGGTTATTGCGTACCGCGCATAATGTCCCAGTTCCGATCCACTGGTGGGATGGATGACTCGATTGCCGAGGATGGTGATCGTGGGTTTGTTGGTGTGAACCAGCGGTTGCAGCTAAACCAGTTGAAGGCTGGGGAGGTAAGGGAGAGCCTTAATGGGCGCATGGAAGGTTACTGGAAGCCCCGCAAGGTGGTGGTTTCTAGGACTGGTGCGTTGACCGTTGGGGGTGATCCGTTGCAGTTGCCGTTCTATTTAATTGATGTTGCCAAAACTATCTCGTCAGCGACATACGACTCAAATGCGGTAACGATTACCATGTCCGCCAATCATGGGTTTGAGATTGGTTCTAGTGGGTATGCTGTAGTAGCTGGACTGACCTTTACTGGCACTAACAACAACGGGGCCAAGGTGCTGACTTATGTTTCAGCGAACCAATTAAGCTTCCCTGTAACTGGGGTGACCGCGGTTTCCGGCACTGGCACATTGTCCCAAATGCCGATTAACGATGCAGCCAACGCCAATGTCCGAGCCTCCTGCTTGTTCAGCGACCCCAACTCCAACAACAAGGAGTATGTGATCGTGGCGTTGGACACGGTTGCAAAGAAGATTGATTTGGCTGCGGTTGAGTCTAACTCCCTCTATGTTCCAGAGAACATCCCATATCCTGCGGGAACTGCCTTGGGCGCGGACACCGACATGATTCAAGTGTTCGACAAGGTTATGCTATTCCGAGAGGGGCAGCAGGCATTGGAGTGGTATCCTAATGGTAGGCCCATTCTTTCTGCGTCACAGAGTGGAACCACCGTTACGATGAGCGTCCGTGAACATGGGCTTACGGCTGGAACATCTGTGGTTGTCGCTGGTCTAACTGGCGGCACTCCAGCCAACGGAACATTTACGGTTCTTTCTGGCGCGGGTCTAACTCAAGACCAGTTCCAATACACCTTTGCTACAAGTCAAAACCAGACCTTTGGGGTGACTGCCGCCACCATGACTGACGGATTTACATTCTCTCCGGGCGGGACTTACACACAACCTCAGGTATTTAACTCTAGCGGTAACCAAGTTTCGGTTTCCAATGGACAGGTTTCTGTAGACCTAAGCGTATCCAATGATACAGTATTTGCTGGTGATGTTATTAGGGTTTACGAAAGCACGGTTCCAGAATTCTCTGCAATTGTTGGACAAGAATTCCAAGTATCCTTAGCAACGCTAACGAACATCAAATTCTTTGCGCCTGTAGCAAACATCACAGCAAGTGGTTCCACTGGTCAGATTGAGTTTGGCGGCAGGTTCAGCGAGGGTGGTGGGTTCATGCACCAACCGGGTGCGCCTTGGGGTGTTCACTTCCAACGCCGCCTGTGGGTTCCATACTATTACGACCAGTCTGGGGCTTACAACGCAGTCACCTACACCGACCGCAAGATCACAGACGAGATTGCCGTATCCGACATTCTTGACACCACTACATTCGACCAGATCGAAAACCAGTTTCGTATTTCTGGCGGTACTGCTGACTATGTGGTTGCGATGCATGGGTTCTACGACGATGCATTGATTGTCCTCAACAGAAACAGCATCCACCAGATTAAGGGGACGCAGGGGACACTTTCAGACACTAGGGTTACAGAACTAACCTCCGAGGTTGGCTGCTTAGCTCGCAAGTCCGTGGTGATGAGGGCTAACACCATGATGTTCCTGTCGGATGATGGGGTGTATGGTGTGGAGTTCCTTAACGATTACAACCTTCGCGGGGCCGAGGAGCCAATTTCCAAGAACATCCAGCCCTACATTGACAGGCTCAACAAGGATTTGTCCAACAAGTCAGTTGG